CACAGACCCATATGTTCAACCAAACTACGTGCCACAAGTAAATGAACAACCAGATTATATTAAAAATTATGAAACAAATGAAGATATGATAAATAATTATAATAGAAATGCGGAAAATAATAATTCACTTGATGAAATGTATAGTGAAATTCAAACTCCTTTATTGTTAGCAGTTTTATACTTTTTATTTCAATTACCATTTTTTAAAAAAAATTTATTTACTTATTTTCCCATTCTTTTTTCTGTAGATGGAAATTTAAATATTAATGGATTTTTATTTACAAGTGTTCTTTTTGGATTATTATTTTATATGCTGAATAAGATAACCACACATTTTGGTAAATTTTAGTATTAATAATATTTCAATTCTGCAATAATTTTTTAAAATTATATATAAAGGTTTGTTTTGCTATACTTTTTTAAAAAGTATATATAATGATTAATCAATATGTTGACAAATTTATAAAAAATTTGCCTTCGAAAAATAAAAATAATAAAAAACCTTTACAATTAGATTTAGTTTTAGATGGCGGGGTTTTTAATGGTAGTTACTTAGTTGGCGCATTATATTTTTTAAAAGAAATGGAAAAACAAAATTATATTAAAATAAATAGAATTTCAGGATGTAGCATTGGTTCCGTTATTGCTTTTATGTATACAATTGACTGTTTAGACGTTTCGGAAGAATTTTATAATATTATATTCAATCAATTAAAAACTAGTCATAATTTAAGTATTAATGAAGCACTAAATTCCGTATTAAAAAATAGAATACCTAATGATATATGCGATAAAGTAAACAATAAATTATACATTACATATTATAATATTCAAAAAAGAATACAAAAAATAAAGTGTTCCTATAAAAATAAAGAAGAAATAATAAATACAATAATAAAATCTAGTTATATTCCATTTGTTATGGATGGCAATGCCACATTTGAAAAAAAATATATAGATGGCATGAATCCATATATATTTAAAATTAAAAATGATAGAAAAATATTACATTTAGATTTATTTGGTCACAATAAAATAAAGCATTTAATAAATATTAAAAATGAAAACACAAATTTTCATAGAATATTGAGTGGATTGCTAGATATACATAATTTTTTTATTAAACAAACTGATACAGATATGTGTAGTTATGTTAATGATTGGTCAATAATTGATAGAGCACGTATTTTTTTAAGAATAGTAATTGAAAAAATAATAATTTATTTTATTTACTTTGTAATTTCAATACAAAAATATATTCCAAATGAAATAAAAGATTATGTATTATATAAAATATTATCAAAAACAACATATGAAACATATATAATCTTATTACAAAACTATTGTATATAGATTTTTTAAACTTTTAATATAATTGTTTTTTATTTTTACGTGTTTTACTTTTTCCCCAAAAATCAAAATTATAGTGCTTTTTTTTAGGTTTATTTTTATTCTTTTTTACAGTTTTTTTAGGTTTTTTAATTTTTTCAGATTTTACTGATTTTCCCGTATTTTCATTTTTATTTACATTGTTAGTTTGTAACTTATCTTCAGGTCGATAATTTAAAAACCATTCATTATATTCTTTTGTGCCTTTTTTGTTTTTTAATTCTTTGAATTTTTCAGCTTTTTCAGCTCTGAGTTCTTCGATAGAATCTTGGTGTCCATAGCATGAAATACTAAACCTTTTTAATAATCCTTTTTGTTCTAACCTATTTTTTTGTTGAACTTGAAATAAAAATTTAGCCATACATAAAATTCTATCAGAAAACTCTGTATAATAAGGTCTATTCGTATATAAAAATGCTAGATAAAAACTTAACATTGTATCAATCGTAGCTATTTTAACATTTTGACTATTATGATGAATAATATTATAACTATGACAACCTATTGGTTTGTATATAAAAACAATAGAATCCTCCCCAACTTTAACCTCATAATGTTCAGGAACAATTTCACCAACAGATTGTCTTTTAATAATCTTAACATTTTTAATATCAGCATCTTTTAAACGTTCTTTAATAATTTCAGCCGTCGTTTCAGGTTCATTAGATAATACATCAAAGTCAGCTATTTTTTCAAAATGTTTTTTTAATTTATGAGGCATATATTCCGCATAGAGAGAAATCGCATATCCTCCAAAAAAAATGACACTTTGATTAACAAGTGCGTTTTGAACTGTTTCATAAATTGTATCCTCATTAGTTGGATCTGCCATTTCTCTTTGATACTCAATATCATGACAATTTATAGAAGCTAGTGGATAATGTTTATTTAATATAGTTAATCGTTTAAGAACCTTTTCCCATCTACTTGTATCTCCAGCAGGTCTACTAAGTTCTAAGTACATAGACATTCTTAAAAAATTTGGCGGCGCATATAAAATTCCTGCTACTCTTAAAGAATCTTTCTTTAAAGCATTATATATTTCTTTTGGTATATTAGTTAAGTCCGCAATAGGCATATAATTCACATAAACTTTATATGTTCCGTGATGTTGGCCAGATTTTGCTTCCACATCTGTAAATCCTTCTTTAAAATAAATATCAGATAATTCCTTAGCATCTTCTAGTGCGTTTATTGTAAAAAAATCATAATCTGGAATTTCGACATCTTTATCATAAAATTGGTCTTCTTTTGGTAAAATATTGTTGATTGCGGTACCTCCGTAACATATTAAATTCTTCTTCTTAATAAAATTTTCGACTATCTTTATTATTTTTTGAACTTCTTCTGAATTTACTACACGTTTGCCTATTTTTTCTTCTGCTTTATCAACAGCCATACGCAAAATTGCTAATTCACAATCTTCAAAAGATAAATCTTTACAAATCTTTTGCTTCATATATAATATAAATATTTATTTAATATTTCAAATAAATATTTATAAAATTTATTTTATTTAATTTTTTCTTTTTTTATTTTTATTTTTCTTCTTTTTAGTTTCTTCAGGTTTTACAGTTTCTTCATCGACTTCTTGAGTTGAAGAATATCTTTCAGAACCTTGAGTACAACAATCAGATTCTCTTTCTTCTTCTACAACTTCTGGTTCTAGATTACAACAAATAGATTTTCTTTCTTCTTCTTCAACTTTTTCTAATTCTTCTACTTGTTCTAATTCTTCTACTTGTTCTAATTCTTCTACTTGAACTTCTTCTGCTAATTGAACTTGTTCTACTTCTACTTGTATAACTTGTTCTGCTAATTGAACTTGTTCTACTTCTACTTGTATAACTTCTTGTACAACTTCTTCTTCTTGTATAACTTCTTGTATAACTTCTTGTACTACTTGTTCCACTTCTTGTACTACTTGTTCCACTTCTTGAATAACTTCTTGTACTACTTGTTCCACTTCTTGAATAACTTCTTGTACAACTTCTTCTTCTACTTGTTCCACTTCTTGTACTTCTTCTTCTTTAACAACTTCTTGAATAAGTTCTTGCTTCACTTCTTTTTCAAATTCTACAACTTCTTCTTGTACTTCTTCTTTTACTTCCTCCAATTTAGCCTTACATGTACATTTTTCAGTTTTACACTTACAATTTGAAGTTTTAGATTGTGATAATCCCATATTATTAATAATATAATAATATAATATTTATTTAAGTATATATTGTATAAAATATTTAAATTTTATACATCAAAACTATAAAAATCAGTTGTAACATTTCGTGTAGCATATGATAATGCTGGGTCTTGTTGTGTAGGTTCTTCAATTGTTACTGGCTTGTATCTTAAATCTTCTGGTTTCAAACAAAATGCGTAACTACAATTATCAAAAAATGTAGTATTTTGAATTAAAAAATTATCTACATATTGATAACGCATTGCTACCATTTGGCAACCCGCATCTCTAGATAAAATTCCATTTGGATTTACTGGATTAGTTCCACTATCAGGGAAAACAATTGTCATATTTCTTTTATTATATTCTCTCAATTCTTCTAAATCAGGATTGTTTTTAACATCATAATAACTATATGCTCGCATAAATATAGAATTACTCGTCATATTCACATATTCCATTAAATCTTTATTCTCCAAAAATGATGTATTAGTTCTATCAAAAATAAGTATTACTTTATTCATAAAATTTAACAAGGGCTCACCTCCTAAATTATGACCTGAAGTCTCATAACTATATTCTTTTCCTAATAATATGCTGTCATATGATTTAAAAATATTTGCTAAATTGGAATACATACTTTGGTTATTTGACATAAATCTTAAATGAATTAATATTGGATCTGTCGGATTTGGGGCTGTACTACCAGAAAAAGCATAATTTTGTATTGTGTTCATAACATCACTAAAACTCACAGAATTATAAGTTTCTTTTATATAGTAATTATCTGCAGTAGATGTTGCCACAATAGGTTGGTTATCAATTGAATAAATTTCAAAATCCAAACCTCTTACACCTTGTTTTAGAACGGCTTTAAGGTTACATATTTCAACGACATCATTTTTGTATGAACCTCCTGAACAACAATTATAAGCAGTTTTAACATAATATTCATTTAGATTACCACTACAATCAGGGTCACTTGAGCTTATAGAACGTAAATTTCCATTTAATGCGCCATATAAATTATTCATATATGAGCATTCCTTACTAGATAATTTTGTTAAATATATTATGTATACAATCATCATAATAACTAATAATAAAATAAAGCCTAAAATCATATTACTTATAAAATCTTCTTTCATATTTTTAATACCGCTTAATGGATTTGTTGGTGCTATTTTATCAGACATACTTAATATATTATATTATTTTTAAAATATATTAAGTATTTTATTTTTTATAATTATTTATTTTAGATAATATCCTTTAATATTATTTTTATAACTGAAGTATGTATACAAATAATATTAAAAATTATACTTTAATGACGTGCTCTATTTTTTTAGGGTTTTTATGTGAAAAAGATGAATATATGTTATTTTTATCAAATATACTATTACAACCATTACATTTAAATTGGTGATCATTTATCAAAACAAATTTTCCAACCAAATTAGGCGTTTTTTTTGTTTTTTTACATTCAGGACAATGATAATTTACTCCATTTCTTTCTTTAATTTTGGATATTTGTAGGCCCATTTTTATTATATATAATTACTTTTATTTAAGTATGTGTTATATATTATTTTTTTATTAGAAATAATTAAATTATATTATACCAGATATAATTGATTTAGAATTAAATAACTATATATATTAATAAAAAATCATGGCAGGAGGATTATTATCGCTAGTCAGTCAAGGACAACAAAATGTTATCTTAAATGGTAATCCGTCCAAAAGTTATTGGAAAGGTGTTTATCAAAAATACACAAATTTTGGACTGCAAAAATTTAGACTTGATTTTGAAGGAGCAAAAACATTAAAATTAAATGAAGAATCTACGTTTACCTTTCGAATAAAGAGATATGCTGATCTTCTTATGGATTGTTACCTTAGCGTAGAGCTTCCCAATATATGGTCACCTCTTCTTCCGCCTAGAGCAGTTGTTAATTCCGCAGGTGAAACAATATATACTCCGTGGGCACCATACGAATTTAAATGGATTGACAATATTGGGGCACAAATGATAAGCGAAATTGTAATCACTTGTGGTAATCAAACACTTCAACAATATTCGGGGCAATATCTTTTAGCCGCAGTTCAGAGAGACTTTAGCGGAACTAAAAAGGCTTTGTTTGATCAGATGACAGGAAATGTTCCAGAGCTTAATGATCCTGCTAATGCAGGGACTAGAGTAAATGCGTATCCAAATGCCTATTATACTTTAAATCCTGCCGGTGCTGAACCCTCAATAAGAAGCAGATTAATTTATATTCCATTAAATTCGTGGTTTGGATTAAAAAGCCAGCAAGCGTTTCCTTTAGTAGCTCTTCAATATAATGAGCTACAAATAACAGTAACCTTTAGGCCAATCAATGAATTATTCAGAATCCGTGATGTATTTGATTACACAAATAATTTCCCCTATATTGCGCCTAATTTTAATCAATATTATCAACAACTTTATCGTTTTCTTCAACCTCCGCCTGATATTGAGTTAGGTCCAACATCATATTTAGATACAAGAACAATTTGGAATTCAGATATAAATTTAAATTGTACGTATGCTTTTCTCTCGAATGATGAGGTCAAATTATTTGCTAAAAACGAACAAAATTACTTATTCAAGCAAGTTTATGAGAATATTTTCTATAATGTAACAGGAGCAAATAAGATTCAATTAGAATCATTAGGTTTGGTTTCAAGTTGGATGTGGTATTTACAGCGTAGTGATGCAAATTTAAGAAATGAATGGTCTAATTATACAAATTGGCCTTATAATTATATTCCAAATGATTTAACATTAGCACCTACTGCAGGCGATTATCCAAATCCGGATCCAATACCACCATCAGGTGTTCCAACAACTCTTGGTCCAGGTCTAAATCCTTGGGGAACATTAACTGGTTTAATGATTACAGGAGATTATAGTATGCAAAATATTAAACAAATATTAATAGGACTTGGAATCCTTTTTGATGGACAGTATAGAGAGAATATTCAACCAGCGGGAGTTTATAATTATATTGAAAAATATACAAGAACTGCTAGTAATGCGCCAGAAGGTTTGTATTGTTACAATTTTTGTTTAGATACATCACCATATAATTTACAGCCATCAGGTGCGATAAATATGAATCGTTTTAATCAAATAGAGTTTGAGTTTACAACAATTATTCCACAATTAGATCCTTTG